ATTTTCTGTATCAAAATGAATTTTCCCATCTTGGGGAATTGACCCCTCAGGTACTATGGGGAATTGTTCTGATGTTAAAATCACACTATATTGGGGAGTAAAAAAATCTTGGTTTTTATGAATAGAATGTATATTTGTATCCTCTGGTAAAATCTTGTAATTAGTGTTGAATAATAACTCTGTTAACATCTCAACAGTTATCCTCAACAACAAAGCCTTTGGTCTTTCTTTATCTTTTAACATATTTTCTCCTTATTAAACTTTTTACTAAACCTTATCGATTAGACTGTCGTAAGAGCGGTTTCCTTTGGTGAGTACGGCTGCCATAGAGCAACGGCACGAGACATGAGCAGGTGGTGCGTCAACACCAATACTGAAATTACTTTTCAGGTCAACAGTTTCGCCATCCAATGGCTCGCAAATTTCACATACCCGTTCATCATGAGCTGTAATCCATTCTTTTTTCTCTACCACTTCACTTTGTTTATAGGCTTCCAATGTTCCCTGATTGGATGCGGCTGCCGTTTCGGTGCGTGCAATTCGGTCGGTGCGGTAATCCTTCATCTGTCTATATTCATCAGCTATCCGCTGACTTAACTTTGGTATGCTTTCACCATTCTTAACGCCTTCTTCTAAAGTTGCTCTTAACTTTTCCATTGTGGTGTTGGATATATTCTTAACTGCTTCAGCCCCATGTTCCCTGATAAAATTAACTACTCTCGGATTGGTTACATCAAACCCAACAGTAATTCCCAAGTCAGACATAGCAGTATCACCGTTAATTCGGCATACCTCGGTAATGAACGGAATCAGCATCTTAGCCCAGCGCTCAAGTTCCTTTTTTGACTTAGGCATATTGATAACATTCTGCGGGTCTTTAGTGATAGACTTTGACTGCCTTAACAGTCTCTGCGCTTCCTTTTCCTGTTCATCAAAAACTTTGTTAATCTCAGGCTTGATTTTGTTCTCCAGCGGGTCCGTCCGTTTGATAAATAATTCCCAGTAGAGCTTGCGTGCATTGTTCAGCTTTTCCTCATAATCATCATCTTGCCCTTTAGACTTGCCCTCTGTCGGCTCATTTGAACTATCCGGCTTTTCCGGTGAACTCCCCAACGGCATAATATTAAATGGTGCAAGCGGTTTATTACCCCACTCTACCGGCTCTCTGCCTTCTTCCTCTCGTGCCTCATTTGGTGATATAATCCAGTATTTCAAATCGCTTTCTCTTTTCTTCAACAGGTATTCCCTGTCCTCTGGCACCGGATTGTCAAACGCCACGAATATGCGGTCATCAAATCTCGGACATAGCTGTTCGTTTATCTTCTGTTCCATGCGCCGTAATCGTGGACGGATAGCATCTCTCATATACGCCATATAGGCAACATTGGCATTGGCTTCAGTTGCGTTCTCGCTATATAAGCCTAATGACTGGCCATAGGCATTGGCTAATTTTTCCTTTGCATTCTTGTCATCAGCTAAAACTCCCATGTCTTTCGGTGATATGGTAATCGGGGTATATTTCAGTCCACCGCCCAGTACTGCAGTCTTGCCTGCCTTTTTCGTTCCCATGTACTTTTCATTCCATGCAGTGCTTAATTCATCAATCTGCGCCTTATTCAAATTTAGTTCACTGGATAACAGCCCTGACGGAATTCCCTGATTATCAAGCAAGTTATCCTGGTATATTTCCATATCGATAATTAAGTTATAAGTGCGTGCCAGTGCCATGACAGGCGACAGGCCATAGTAGTCATTCTTGGGGTCGGGAAACCTGAAATGAATAATTTCGTCTGGCTCGTAATGAAATTCTTCTGTGGAGTTACGGAATATGTAGCCCTTTAGCCAGTCTTGTTCATCAGGGATAACCTTCATTTTGTCGGGTGGTACAAACCATATCTGTCCTGGCAATCCCATTGCATCATCCACGATATGCCAGTATGAGTTACCGCATAGCTCCTGTTGCAGGTCGGTCATCTCTTTCAGTTCAAACTGGTTCATGAATGGATTGACATGGTGGAACAAGTCCAGCAAGCGATGTTCCTCTATCTCCTCAATATCGGCTGCCTTGCAAAGGTAATTATCAAGCCCTGCGTTGGTGTAAAGATACTTTCGCTGTGTGAGGTCTATCGGCTTGGAACGGGTATAAATTTTACTTGTTTTCTCAGGCTTGGCTACATAGAGACGTAACGGCTGTTGAGCTACTGAGATAGCGTTCTTGTTGCTAAAGATGTATACCCATGTTTTATAGGCTTGTAGCTGTTTCGTTTTGTCATCTTCATGGAGCAGTTCACGGTTATATTGCCAGCTCGATAGAAAGATATTCTTGATACCACTTCTACTGCCCTTAAAGAGAGTGCCTAAATTGCCTATTCCGTTTTTAACTGTGTCGATTATATTCAATATGGCATCACGCCTTTACTTGTATAATTCATGTCGTTACCGCTTCCCCTTCGATATACTCAATCACCAGGCCTGCACTAACCTCGTCTATTTCGGGAAACAGCCGTAAAATTTCATCCACTATCTCCCCTGATTTTTCGTACATGTAATGCTCCATCTCCAACGCCAGTAAATCCTCTTGAGCTTTTTTCAGATTTCGTCTCATCATAATATCCATATCTGCGGGGTTACCGCATTATCATGAGTTTTGATTGCGTATCTCTCTGCATCCATTAAATGGTCGGCAAACTTAACAGGCTCGTCCATGACATTACCGTCCTTATCCTCTCTATACTTATAGGACTGCTTTTCCTTAATCAGGTTCACGCTGTCCGATGTAATCCTGATATCCTGTCGTTTAACGAAGTCGATACCGTCCTTGACGCTTCCCTTGCCCTTATCAGCGCCGTAGACATTGAAACCAGCTCGCTTAAATTCCTCTATCCTGTCGCTCTCTGCGCTGTCTGCGTATAGTGAACGACTTTTGTCTGGTATCAGCTTTTCAGCTTCGGCAATCAAATCGCTATTGGTCAATCTTGTTTCGTAGAGCAGTTCACGCTCGTAATAGATAGCATCCTTGATTCTGATTTCAAGTAGCGCCGATGGATTGTTGTAGCCGAAGTCAAGTCCGTAGATAATCTCATCACAAGCGTCATCAGTGGGATATTCTTTTGGGTCAATTACCTGCCAGTTAGAGTAGATGATATTTTTGAGTATGCCCCACTGGCCGAGTGCGTAAATCTTGTAGTAATTCTCATCCTGATGCTGTAAGTTCTCTAATTCATTGACATATTCAGGTGATAGAAACTTGTTATCTTTGTAGGTGGAGTGCATCAGTGCAACATCATCACGTTCGCTGTCAATCAATTTAATCTTTATCCAGTGCAGTGATGATATCGGGTTAAGTGTGAGATACATTTTATTGATGTTTTCATTCTTGCGCCGTAATCTCAAATTAAGCTGTAGAAAATCATCATGGTTAAGTTCGGTAGCTTCCTCTATCCAGAGATAGTTACCTTCGTATGATTTAATCTTTTCGGGATCGTCAAGCGATTTGAAAAGCATCTCATTATCAGCATGGGATATCACCATTTCGGTCTTGTTCAGTTTGTATGGCAGGTTATATTCCTTGATAAGTTCGAGTATCAGCTTATAGGCTGTGATTCGTAATGCCGGTAAGGTTTTGCGCAATACCAGGAATTGTTTATTCTTTTCCCGATAAAAGCGTTCAATGAAAAACTGCGCCATGCGGTATGACTTGCCTGAACCAGCCGAGCCGTAGAGAATGTTGATACGCTTATTGGTATTGTTGAGAAAGGTCGTAAATTTCTTGATGCGCTTTATTTCTAAATCCATTGGCTATCTATTCATCTTTGAAGTTGATAGTGATATCTTCATTGCGTTCAGTAGCTTCGCCCATCATGAGTAAATCAAGTTTGGCAAGTGATTCGAGGTCTTGAGGTCTGCTTATCTTGATTTTGCCTTCCTTTAATCTCTCTTTAAATACGTCAACTGTCTTTCTAATCAATGCCCTGTATTCAGCTTTGGAATTGACAACTGCGTTATCGGTCTTCTTTTCCAGCCTCTTGCCATTTTCAATATCACGTTGTTCAACACGCTGTTGCCAGTTAAAAGCCTTATTCCATTTAGTTACTGTCTGTTTTGAAACGTTAAACTTGCGGGCAACTAAAGTTAAACTTTTTTTTTCACCAAGTGAATAATAATATTCAAAGGCTTCTCTATGTCGAAGTGTTTCCTGTTTCATTGCTTATCACCACGTAGACCTCTTGGTCTGGTTTGTGTAATCGGTTAATCTTGTCAATTGT